CACCTGTCAGAGAGAACTTGCCGCGGAAACTTTCGGGATACAAAATACCTTGTAAACGCCTAAAACGCCGTCTTTTTTTATATTTCTTCAATACTCGCTTAATGATTACATCTTTTCTTGACTTTTTGTTTCTTGCTGTTATAACGTATTGTGTGGAAAGGAGGTTTTATGATCAAGATCATTAAAGAAAGAAGATGGAAGACCGTTGATATTTACTTTTTTGGTGTAAGAACAAAGCGGCGGGTCTTTGATAATGTTGATGCTCAGCGCTATATGGAGTTTGTTGCCAGGAAAGCTGCGCTTGCAAACGAGAAGATCAAGGCTATTGGAAAAGAATTCACTAAGGAAATCAGGATTTTCAAATGATTAAAGGCAAAAAGACAGTTGTTCCGGCAGAAACAGTTCGCCTGAGTCCTTCTCAGCTGAAAGCTTTGAAGCTTTTGAGGGGAACTGATTATTCCTTAAAAAGAGTTGCAGAACTATCAAACATTCATTATGATGAAATGTGTGATCTTTACGCGGGCCTGCCACCGAGCGACCCGGTAGTTCAGCTCTTTGGCTCAGAATTGAAGAAGATCGACAAGAACAAGGCTGATAAGATCAAGCGCATTACGCGCGAGAACAAGCTTATTGTGATGGAAGAGATCAATGAGTTCTTATTGGCCAACCGCAGAGACGGAGTTCGCGACGAAGACACGCTTGTTTCGGTGTTGAACGCCCTATCCAAGGCATCGGTTGGGATCGAGATCAACCAAAACATTCAAAATAACATCTTCGCGGGGATGACTCCCCAGGAACTCGTGCATGAATACAAGCGACTTACGGCTCTTGCGGCAAGCTCCGAGGCTTGACGAGGCTGCTTTTGCTAAATTGACCAGGGAGGAGCAAGAGGAATATCTTGCGCTTCTGAAGGAAGAGGTCACTCTCAAGATGTCAAAGAAGCTTTTGACCTTCAAGCCGATGCCAAAGCAGATGCAATTCCTTGTTGCGGACGCAACATGCAAGGCGATCTTTGGAGGAAACAGGTCTGGAAAGACGACAGTAGGCGGGATCCAGTTCTGCATGGATCTCACAAAGACGTATCCTGACTGGTATCCAGAGGAACTCCGATTAAGCGGTCCTGTGAAAGGCCGCATCATAGCGACGGATTTCCAGAAAGGGGTGGGAGAGGTCATAATTCCGTTCCTCGATGAATGGCTAGACCCCGCCATCGTCTCGAAGAAGATCAGAAATAACATGGGCATACCAGTTAAGTATGTTTTAAAGGACGGATCGCAGTTTGATTTGCTTACACATGAACAAGACATTAACCAATTCGAAGGATGGAAAGGGCACATTGCGTGGTTTGATGAGCCGCCTCCGCGGGATCGTTACGTTGCGACCCAGCGCGGGCTCGTCGACTTCCACGGACGGCACTGGCTTACCCTCACTCCGCTCACCCAGCCCTGGATCTACGACGACATTTACACAAAGGCCGACGGGAAATCCATCTTCATTGTCACTTGCGACATCCGAGAGAACACTCATCTTGATGAAAGCGCAATTAAGGAATTCGAGTCTAAACTCACCGAGGAGGAAAAGTCTGCTCGCCTCCACGGAAAGTTTCTGCACCTTTCCGGATTAGTGTATAAAGAGTTCGAGCCGGACCAGCACATTATTAATCCGTTCCAGATCCCGAAGAATTGGACGAGGTATATGGCGATCGATCCGCACGAACGGACTCCGACCGCCGTATTATGGCTCGCCGTCGACGAGAAAGAGAACCATTACATCTACGATGAGCTATGGCTTTCCGAGATGGACGTTGAGCAGATCGCGCTCGCGATCCACGCCCAGGAAGGCGATATGTCCGGGACGAGGCCGGTTATTAGATTGATCGATCCTCACGCCGATAAAGATAATCAACTGTCAGGCGGATTCAATTTCAGGAAGGAGTTGATGCGCCATGGAGTCTTCTGTCAAAAAGGGAACTCAGACACTTTACTGGGGAAGTCTAAGATCCGGCAAGCGCTCACCCCTCGCTACTCTCACGTTCTCAAGCGCAACGTCCCGTCACTTCGAGTCTTTCGTACCTGTACGCAAACGATCTGGGAGTTCCAGCATTACTCCTGGGACGAGTACAGGCGAAACAAAGAAGAATATAACCTGAAGGAAGAGGTTAAAAAGAAGTTCGATCACTTCATGGACGCCCTCCGGTACATCTACAATTACGGCCCCCGCTACATGGCGCCAGATGATGACGCGCCAACAACAACAGTGAAGTACGAAGGCGATTACGCAAAACGCGCTGTTGTTGTTGAGACCGACCGATACCACGACCTCGTTGAGGAACGCGGTAAAGGCGGACGGTTTTGACTTTCCCCAAAAGAATTCCAAATATATTGTTGCATTAACAAAGACTTCTGTTATACCGTCAGCTGGAGGATAGCCTGTGGCTGAAGACGTGTATGCAGTTTACGAAGGTCTTTTGAAGCAAGGCAAGACCGCCAAAGACGCCGCGAAAGAAGCCCAGGCCAGGACAGGCGTCGCCCTCCGTTCCGGCCGTCCCATTAACCGTTCCGTTTCTTTTACCAGCAAGGGGATAAGTTATGGCAGCCGATACCTCGGGCTCTATTCCTCCACAAAGTGAGGATGACCGCAAGATAGTTGATTTTGTCGTCGGAGAAGCCGAAAGATACGAACAGGCATGTAAAGAACGTTTCGATATTGCAGAAAAGATTTACGATCACTGGCTGAATAAGAACATCAAAAGGGACGAAGACTGGCAGAACAATGTCCATGTCCCGATGACGTTCGAAGCCGAGCAAACGATCTCCCCTCGCATCCACTCCGCGCTGTTTCCCTCTGAGTCTCCGGTTGAAATGGCAGTCTTTGGCGACACGACTGAAGCTGAGGGCGTACTCGTTCGTGACCTCATAAGGCATCACTTCCGCTTGTCGGATGTGCAGGGGAAGGCAGTTCTCCCGATCTCACAGGCTACTCTCCTCGGGACCGGGTATTTATACGCTCCGTGGGTTTACAGGACGAACTGGATGGTTGACCGTAACGGTAAGCGGTACATGGCCGTAACGTCAAACCGGCCGGATTGCGAACCTGTCGGGTTCTTCGAGATCCTCCCGCATCCGGCCAAGCTTGAAGTTGACGACGGCTTGCCGATGATCCGCCGGAGGTTTTGCGACCAGCAGTATTTAAAGCGCCTTTCAAAGATGCCGCAGTTCAAGTTCGCTAATCTATCCGCGGCGATCAAGTCAGAATGCCCGGTCACGACAGATACGAAGTTCGTAACAGGATCCGGGAACACTCTTACCAAGCCAAAAGAGAATTACGAGATATTGGAATATTGGGGGCCTTGGGACGAAACGATAAAGAACGATGATGGTTCAACGAAAACTGATCTGGCAGTCCCGTACTGGATAATGGTTATTAACAGGAAGGTTGTTATCCGTTCGATCAACAACCCCTACAACCACCAGGAGCCCCCATTTATTAAGATCAAGCTGTATGAGGACATCAGCCCGTCGTGGTTTGGTATCGGTACCGGCCAGGTCGGTAAACCATCCCAGGAGCGCCTGAACAAGATCGTCAACCAGCGGCTTGATAACGTTGACCTGGTCCTCAACAAGCAGGGGTTCTATAACGGCAACGACCCGCTGATCAACACCAAGAAGCTACAGGTGTCGAAGCCGGGCGTATGGCGAATGGTGTCGGACACCGTAACGTCTGTCAGATGGATGGATACGCCGGATGTCACCGCATCCTCCTACCAGGAAGAGCAGATCGCAAAGGCAGACTATCGTGAGTCAACGGGCGCAACGGTCCCCTTAATGCCGACCGATGGCGGCCAGCACCGCACGGCTTCCGGGATCAATCTCCTCCAGGGCGCGGCTGGGATGCGATTTAGGCCGATCCTCAAGAAGATGGAGAATGATTTTATCGGTAAGCTGGCGCAGATGTATCTTCAGAACCTGGCGCAGTTCATGGCGCTTCCTGAGTGGATCACGGCCTATCCTAAGGGCAAGCCGCCGATCCCGGTCCAGGTATCGCCCGAGATCCTTAAGGCGAAGGTCAAGTTCATTCCGACCGGCCTGTCTGAGGTGGCGAATAAGGAGTACCAGATCACGAACCTGCTCAAGCTCAAGGAAGTTTCCCAGCAAGACCCGACCTTTAACCGGTCAGCTATTAACCGGAAGATCGCGGAACTCATGGGATTCAAGGACGTTGACGAGTTTATCGTTGACCAACAGCCGGTCACGACCGGGCCAGGGGCGATGACGCCTGAGATGCAACAGCAAGTACAGCAACGACTTGCGGAAGGCGCTTCGCCGGAACAGATCAAAATGGAGATTGCCGGGCAACCGCCGGCTAACCCGGATGAGATGATGGCCGGAATGGGAGGGTAATATGGCGAGTTCTGGAGTGAAAAAGGGATGGTACGGTAAGGCAAGGGTAAAGAAGGGCAATAAATGAAAATGACCAAAGGCCAGGCCGAAGAGATCAAGAACAGTTCAGCCTGGAAGTATCTTTCTGAAGAGATCGAATACCGTATCGAATGCGCTCTTAAGGAGCTCAGGTCGTGCGCACCGGAAAGATTGATGGAAGTACAAAAACGTATCCAGGGTCTTGACGAGATTTTACAGATCCCTGATAGCGTAATAGACCGAGAAGAATCAACATCAACAGGGAGGCCTTAATGGCAGATCCACAAACGCCGATCGTTCCTGCTCCCGGCGTAGCAGGCGCTTCACCAGCGACACAAGTGCCACCGGCTCAACCAGGCGCCGTAAAGCCAGGTTCCGCACAGACCCCAGCGACACCGGGGTCAGCCACACCGGCAGCAGGACAACCGCCGGTTACGCCTACCCCGGGCGCACCACAGGGAATGGTACCTCTTGCGGCACTCCACGAAGAGCGCGGGAAGAGACAGCAGTTGCAGTCTGAACTTGACGGATTGAAAGCCACGGTTGATCAGTTGAGGGCGTCACCTCCCCAACAGACACAGCCGAGTCAACAGCCACAGCAGTCTGGCGGGTATACCCCGGAGCAGATCGAAAAGCTGTGGGAAGAGGATCCTAAACAGGCGGTCAGGGCCGAGATGTACACAGCGTTCACTTGGTACGACCAGGTCAATGCGCAGCTCGATTTCCAGGCCGACCAGTTGGCCGTGAAGTACCCCGACTTCGGGAACTTCCGGTCTGCGACCATGAATTATATGCGTTCGATGCCGCTGGCGCAGCGTAACCCAGCCCAGCTCGAGCAGGCGTACTTTATGGTCAGGGGTCAGCAGTTTGACACCGTGTTAAAAGCACGGGAGGCCGAATTGATGGCAAGGTTCAACGCACCTGCAAACTTCCAGTCTCCAACGTCCGGGGCATTCGGCCCGGGCGGCGGGGCACCGGCCGGAACGGTCACATTGACGCCTGAACAGGTCAATGCTGCCGCGGCCATGGGAATGTCTCCCGAGGAGTACGCATCCGGGTTGCCGAAAGCACCGAGTCATTAATGAGTATATTCCAGAGGGGAATAAGCAAATATGCGTATCAGGGCGAGCTCACTTGTCCTTTTGGGAACTGCGGTTCGAAAGCCATACGGTTCGTTGAGAACGTCACGATGTACCGGCTCCGTTACAGGTGCCGGAAGTGCGGGCTTACGTTTCAGTACGACATCTCTAATCGCGATGACCTTAATCCGTACGCGCCTTACGCCCAAAGTGGGGGTAAGGTTTGGGACGAAATACAACGTTTCGTCCGCGGGAGGAAACTAAAAGGAGCATTAAAATGAAATGGGCATACGACTTAACCGGCGCTGAGCCGATCATCAAAGACATGCCGATCTATGACGCCGCCGCGATCTCTGCTGGTGAGCTTGTCATGTTGGGCGCGTCTGCATGGACCGCTGCGGCTGATGCGGGGATCGCACTTGTTACCGCGTATCCGAGCACAGTCATGGCGAATGTGGCGATCGATGCTGTTGGTATTTGCTTAGAGGGCAAGACCACGGCCGATGTGCCAAGTATCGCAACCGCGGCAAGTGTTACCACGGGTAACCATTGCTTCGGCAAGGTCATTATCAACCCCTTCGCGGTGTACCGAGCTGAAGTCACGACTGCCGATGGCCTGTCCATCGCGTCGTCCGCTTCAACCGGCGCTTTTGAGGTGACAGGGATCCCGGCATCTGCCTTTAACGGCAGCTGGGTGTACTTCTCTGCGAGCGCGGGCCCGAACTTCGGAAACATCCGCAAGATCGTCACTTCGGCAACGGGCGGTTCTCAGGTCATGGACTCCTCAGTTTCTGCCACGATCACAACCGCCGATAAGGTTATTCTGATCTCTGAGCGCAACAAGTATCCGCACCAGGTCTCCGCGGATGCGTTGACGATGGGTCAGACGACTGTTGGCGCGAATGGTGCAACGAACATCCGTGTCGTCGAGAATATCATCGATCGCGGGACCGGGCTTGAACTTCTGCGCACGAAGACGCACAGCCAGAAGAAGGTCGATAGCGTACAGGCAAAGAAGACGAAGTTCTATCAGGAGATCATCCTGAAAGATCATGCGTTTGGTTTACAGGAATAAGCAACCAGGGAGTTTTAAATGGGCGTTATAACCAGTGAGGGCTTCGGCTATTTACTCGATCCTGGCCTCCGAAAAATTTTTATGTCAGAATATGACCTTCCTGAAGGTCAGCGTCTGAATCTTTTCGGAGTTGAGAAATCGAATAAAGCAACCGAATACGACCTCGGTATTGGCGGAACTGGTGACTTGCAGGAATTCGATGGGACTGTCCCGTATGATGACTTCAAGCAGCAGTACCGCACGTCGTACACCCACAAAGAGTGGGTGAAGGGCATGAAGATCGAACGGAAGATCGTTGATGATGATCAGTACAGCGTCATCAACAAGCGGCCCGCGCAGTTGGCGCTGGTCACAAAGCGCACCCAGGAGAAACATGCCTCCAGCGTGTGGAACAGTGCGTTCTCGACTTCGATCTTCACAGGCGGCGATGGGTTGGCTTTGTGCGCGACTGCACACACCTTCGTCGGAACAAGCACAACCGTCGGCAACATGGGCACCACGGCCTTGTCGGCGACGGCAGTTGAGGCTACGCGTCTTCTGATGCGCCAGTTTACTGACGAGACAGACAACCTCGCGATCGCTCGCGGGGACATGCTGGTCATTCCTCCGCAGCTTGAGGAAACGGCTTGGGAAATTGTCAACGCGTCGGGCAAGATGGACACGGCTGACAACAACCCCAACTTCAACAAGGGCAAGTACAAAATCGTCGTGTGGGATTATCTGACCGATTCGAACAACTGGTTCATGGTCGATAGCCGCATGATGAAGATGTACCTGAAATGGTTCGATCGCACACCGACGGAGTTCAATAAGGATAAGGATTTCGACACCTACCTTAGTAAGTGGAGTGTCTACACTCGTTATTCTTATGGCTTCTCGGACTGGAGTTTCTTGTACGGGCATGAGGTGGCATAGGAGAATCAAAATGTTGTCTAACGAATACATAGAGCGAAAAGATCGAGCTGCGTAATTCGTTTTATTGTTCTAATTAACATTGTGGTCCCGGGGGTGCACGACACCCCTGGGGCTGCTCTTCCAAGAAAGGGAGGGTGCAATGGCTGGATCAACAGGAGCAGGATATACACACTTCAAAAAAGTGTCTGGGATCGATGGAGTCTATAAAGGCGCTGCCGGTTCTGAAGTTCTTATTAGCGGAAACGAGGGGATCTTAACGACAACCCTATGGACCGCAAATGAGTTGCAGTATTTCCGCATTCCGTATAAGTCAACATGGACAGGGTATGCGTGTTACGCCGTATCAACCGGAACAGGACGCGCGGTTGCGGTAACTCTCGGGTCTGCCGGAGCCGAACAGGGAACGACGGGCGATGTTACTCCGACACAGACGACAGTTATTGGTGCCGCTGTTGCGATCACGAATAGCGCCGGGTCAACTCTTGAGGCTGGTCAGATCGTTAAGGTTACGCTTGGCACTTGTGCTACTTCTCAGACAAATGTTGGCGTAGTGATTGCTTTAACGAAGGCATAATCCCGGAGGCGTGATGATACTTCTCGGCATCATAGCATTGGTATTATTGCTGTACGCGAGGACGATCATTGAGGCGTATTTATACGTTATTGATGATGCGGTCAAGCGCGACGGCTATCTCTATGACGTCCCGGAGTCTCCTCCGGCTGCTGACTTCTTCAAGACACGTCCAAGCAGGATGTACCGCGTCTTTATGATCGGTATGCACTGCGTTAATGTATCAATAATCTATATGCTATGGGGGTGGGGGCCGGCATTGATATTTGCGGTACACCCGCAATGTGTCTGGGGCGTAGCCTGGGTCACTGGGAATTACTACGCAACAGCGGCGTACTTCACCCTCATAGCGTATTTTATTCTGCACACGTTCCCGAATATAGCCGGAGCGATCGTGGCCATGCCGATCTTCGCGGCCGCGCTGAACTCTACGGTTTGCCCGATCACCTTTCCCTTTCTTGCCAGTTTCGTGCTGTGGCCGTGGGGGCTGTCGATGTTCTGGCCGTTAGCGGCCTTTCTGACCGGCAAGCGGTTCAAGACCGGTATCAAGATCCGTCATTCTTTCAACGAGAATAAGAAGCTCGTAGATTGCCGGCCGACACCCAGGCGTCTTTTCCTTATGGTTAAGACCGTTGCCCGCTACACTTACGACTCGATCGTGCCAGAGAAGATCGGCTTCTTCAGCGGTGTCGGCAAGAACCTCCGGGACCGGCCTGAAGTCTACAAAAAATACCACAGCGCTGATAAGGACTTTTGGGCTTCTCTTGCGCTTGTTTCGTCTGTTTTCGCTCTTTGTTATATCGTCAACCCAGTAGGTGCCTTATGGTTCTTCGTAATTATAGCCCTCCATTCCCAGTGGAATATGACGGGCCAGTTTTATGCTCAGAGATATCTTTACCTTCCGATCGTAGGGTTGTGCATCGTGGCTGGTCAGCTGTTGCAGCCTTACCCGATCTTAATAACGATCGTGGCGACGTATCTGGCGATCCGTGCGCATCGATTCATACCGGCCTGGAAGACCATTGGCGATCTTTATGTGAACGACCTTAGGAACTATCCCGAGAATGCCCAGGTCTATAATAACTACGCCCAGTATGTTCTGGCAACTGGCGGGACTTTAAGCAACGTAGCCGTCAATGAGATCGCAACGAACGTCTTCCGATCAGAGAGCATGGACGATAAGGACTGGGCCTGCCAGATGAATATAGCGGCTTTCTTTGCCACGATCGGGCAGTGGGAGGAAGCTTACAAGAGAACGATCAAGTCCATGATCATTCTTGAGCCCCTGGGTGGCATCAGGAGACCGATGGACTGCTTGTTGATACAGAAGGCAAACATCGAGAAGAGGCTTCTCGATAAGTATAAACCAGCAGGTGGGAGTGCGCTTGGCCGGCCTCTTTCACACCCCCCTGTTGTAAATGGGTCAACGACCCAGGAAAGCGGGAAGAGCCATGGTCAGAGGAAAAGGGACGATGAAGAAGCAGTACCTGAGTCAGTCGGAGCAGGAGTCGCTCCAGGAGGAAAAGAAGGAGCTGGAGTCAGCGCTTAAGGAGATCGAGGGCGGCGCTGGAGCCGGCACCGCTGGCTCCCAGGTTGACACAGTCAAGATCAAGCGGGAGATCGCCAGGATCAATGCGGTGATCGGGGACGGTACGGCGCCAAAGCCGAAGGCAACGGAGCAGGACCAGCTGGTGAAGGAAGAGCGCGAGCTCGAGGAACAGATCGCGGAAGGGATGCCAACGCGCGATGAGATGCGGCATCCAGCCAGGAACCCCGGAGCGGTCCGGAAGCACATGGAGTGGGGCAACATCAACCAGAAACGAATCCAGCGGTATGTGGCGATCCAGAGGATCCTCCGGCCGCGGGATCCAAAATCAATAGAGTCGTTACGAAAGGATAAGTGATGAGTATTCATACGAATAAGTTTGCTCCGCTCACAATGACCCAGGCGTCAACCCAATACACTGAGGCTATGGTTGAGCGTAGTTTTAGAGGACAATGCGCTGCGCTTGTTCAAGTAAAAGTCACATCTGTTGCCCCGTCATTAACAATATACCAGCAGTGTTCTGTTGATGACATTAACTGGTATACGCCAACGGATAGCGCGGGAACCTCGGTTGGGGAGGTTGTAGGCTCGAGTACAAGCACTGGGGCGTACCGTGCCTGGTCTGTTATTATCGCTCCGTTTATCAGGTTCCGGTGTGTCGAGAATAACGCCGGGGCTGGTGTTGTTACGATCACGCTTGTTTTTGAAGAATAACAATAAACTGTCAGGACAGGGAGAATAACAATGAAAACATTAAGAATATTATTGGCGGGCTTTGTCCTGACAGTTTTATGTGTGGGGCAGGCCATGGCGTGGACCCCGTGGGATTCTTTCAGAGACTTTCTAAAGAACGTTGGGTCGAGCATTACTCCGACCAAGAGCACAACTTATGATCTTGGGACAACATCAAGAGCATGGCGTCGAATTTATTCAGACGATACGATTTATGCCAATAAAATTCAGCTATCGGCAGCAGGGAATTTTGGTATTGGGACAACTTTGCCTACAGCGCTGCTTGATGTCGGCGGTGGTTCAAAAACCTATATTAATGGAACCTATGATGCTTTATTCAAGGGGAACGTTGAAATTGATTCTAATCTGTATGTTCAAGCAGTTGCGAAGATTGATACATATGTCCTTCTTAATTCTTTATCTGCCGTTCCTCAGCTTCTATTCAACGCGAATGGGTATGGGTACATGGAGATGGCTGCAAATGGACAGAGCAACACTGCTACTCAGTGGCTTAACATTGGATATGGATCGTCTGGAACGATGAGCACTGTTGATATGACGATTTATAGCACTGGAAACGTTGGGATCGGAAGCACGGTTCCAAAACAGAGGCTTACGATCGGAAGCGGAACACCAAAGGCTGGTCAAGTTTATGTTGACCCCGGTGTTTATATTCAAGGAACAATTCAGGTGGATGGTGCAATATATTTTGATAGTCTCAGATCGACGACTGGCACAAGGTATATGTGCATTGATGATATCGGGACAGTCCGTTCTTCAACAACCGCTTGTTCAGGAACATAAAAGGAGGATTTATGATCAAGAAACTTCTCATGGTTTTAATGTTTTTGGTGTTGGCGTCTCCGGCGTTTGCAGTCACGAAGTTTGATTATTATAAAATGGTTAGTCCGGAAGATGTTGGGAACGCAACAGCTTCACAGAATAATCCGGCAGTTGTAAGTTATGCGTTAAATCAAACTCCGTATCTTTATTTCCATGTAACACCCGCGCCGACTACAACGCCAAGTGTTCTTGCAACATGGTACGACAAGACCAATGAAGGTTATTTAGTTACCTCTTCTATTAGTTCTTCGAGTGTCCAGGGTTGGTTAGCTATCTCAAGCTGGGGTACTTTAACAGATAATCAAAAACTAGGAGATTGGAGAATCAATACTTTTCTAAAAGATGGACGGAATCTCCTTGATTGCAGAGAAGTCAGTTTTGTTGTTACTCCAGAACCAATGGGTATTATTTTATATGGTTTGGGTGGGTTGCCGTTAGTCGCATGGCTTCGTCGTAAAAGAGTATAAGAGATTTATAAGCATAAGAGATTTATAATTACTAAGGAGGAGTTTATGATTAAGAGGCTTATTATGGTTTTGATGTTTCTTGTATTAGCGTCTCCAGCATTTTCAGGTGGAGTCGTAATACAAAGCAACATTCATAGAAATAATTCTTATGCTAATTTACTTGCTCCAATCGGACTTACATTCTTCGCGGATTACAGGGATGGAATTTCAGATGCTGTTTATTCCGATGGCCCGAAAGAAGCAACATTCACAGCAAGCCGCTCTTCTGGAAACCCAGCCACTGTTGTCAATGCCGATGGAACGATTAGCACCGTGGCAACAGATGACACTCCGCGTTTTGTCGGTGGCTATTATGACGAGACAGGATTTCACGCGGCGAATGGGTTATTGCTTGAAGGATCTTCTACGAATTATATTACGTATTCTGATGATTTTACAAATGCGGCCTGGGTATCTACTGATGTCACAATCGGAGGCGGAACTGTAAGCACACCTATTGGGGACAAAACAACAAACATTTTACAGGCAACAGCGGATAATGCTGATTTGACATTCAATACGGATGGCGCACTTTATGGCAAAACATTTTCTTTGTTTCTCAAAAAATCTTCCGGGAGTGGAACAGTTGATCTTTCTGCTGATACTAGTATTTATACGTCTTGCGTATTGCCTGAAGATACGTGGGTAAGATGTTTCTCATCAAACATTGATAACGAAATTTATACACAGTATGATCAAGGTCACTGGATTCAAAGCGGTGGGTATGGCTGGACACATGTTGCTGGGAACACAACAAGTATTTTAGTCGTTCGCACTCCGCTCACATTGGGAGTTGAGTACACCAGAACAGTGACTGTTTCTGGCATGACAACTGGCACACTGACTCCGTATATGGCTGGATCAGCGAAAACGGGTATCACGGGTGACGGAACATATTCATATACTGCCACATCAACAGGAAGTGGTCAGGATAGTTTCGCTCCGTCATCTGGATTCGACGGAACAATCGTTTATAATGGGTCGAATCCGACTAAAGCAATAATTCGACTTCCTTATTCCGGAGATGAGGTGTACGCATTTGGAGCAACATTTACGAATGATAAGTTTCCTACTTCTTATATTCCAACAAGCGGTACTAGTGTGACCAGAAACAAGGAGACATTAACTTATCTTTCTGGTGGAAACAATATGGTGCATTCTTACGGTCCGCCGATGCTTTCGTTTAATGGGAATAGCTCTAGTTCATTTTCAGAAGACGGTAGTGACTATGTTAAGATTCCAGCTAGTGCAACGGCAAATGCAACATTGGGTGCAACAACATATTCCATAGAAATGTGGGCTGCAAGAAGGGGATATGGGGAAGGTCTTGGGTATTTTCTTGATTCATTCGGAGCGGGGTCAACTGGAATAACTCTTAATACTAGCAGTGGAGTTGCATTCAGCGCGACTATATCGACTGATTCAACAAACGCCGTTACAACATTATATCCCGGGACGATTGCTGTTGGGGGTCCGTTACAACAATATGTTGTTACATATAACAAAGATGCTGATAAGTTGATTAAGGTTTATATAAATGGTGTTCTTAAAACCGCGCAGTCTCATACGCATGGAACAGGAAACCTAGACGGAGATCAGAATATTTATTTAGGGAACAGGACGCAACTCGATAAGACCATGGATGGATTTATTCAGCGTGTCAGGTTGTTTAGAGATAAGGCTCTCACACAGACTGAAGTTGATACGCTTTATGGCGGGGGAACATTTATTCAAGGACAATTATCTCCCGTCTCTGGCGTAACAGCTGAATATAACTTCCAACCTGTAGGTGGTTCAACGGTTTTAACGAGTCTTCTTGAGGATACATATGGTAATCATGGAACAATAGTCGGGCCAACATGGACATATTATAATCATAATTTATCGATTGCACTAAAATACAGACCGATTTCTCTTCCTGAGGAAAGAAGCTTCGAAAACCTTAGACATTTGGTTTTTTCAATGGATTTTGATGTTGATGCGTCTGTATATACGCGTTTAAATAGATACGCTATTCGTTCCACTGGGGAAACAGTGTACACGACGGGATTAAAAAGAACTCTTCTTGTGCTTGCGAGTGATTCAAATCTAGGGGCTAATTGGCAGGGCGGTTATGATCCTAATATAGCGTTTAATTCTGACGCATTCACAAGATATAATAGTTATACACTTATTGGAACATTTTATAAGGGAGGTGGAGGTACTACTGATATTGATGATATCAATACATATAGTAGCGGGACATTGATTGACAGTACAAGTTCTTCAGAGGGTTTCTGGCAGCCTGGTGGAGACTTTTCTGATTCAACAACATTTAATATCCTTCCTGATGATGGACAATCGATATTTTTAGAATCATTTGTTGTGTTTGATCATACTTTAACAGCAGATGAGGTGACATCGGCAAACACGGCATTACAATAAGGAGCGATTATGCCAACAAGCGGAATAGTAGCTGGGGCAGGCAAGAGCAAGGAAGACGTCAATTATCGCCAGCACGAGAAGTGCAAGACGTGTATGCACTTCTATCCCCCCAATAGCTGTGAAACTGTTGCCGGAAACGTGTCCCCAGATGCTGTATGCAACGTCTGGGCGATTAGGCCGCCCGAACAGGCCAAGGACGGGGAGTTCTTCCTGAGCGAGTACAGAAAGACACAGGGCAATGCCTAATTACTTTGAGCCAACACCTAACGCCACGGATGCTTTCTACACAGACGGCGTAAGCCAGTGGTTCGGGAAGGCGGCTAAGGGGTGTGGTGAGGGGAAGGCGGGGTGGCAGATCTGCAAGATGGAGTACTCTGGAACGACAGCTTGGACCATGAAGTATCCGGTTGATACCGACACCGGGGTTGCAACTGATGCGCCTAAATTCATCTGGGGAACGTATGGATCGAACGTTACTTCTTACACTTATCGCGAGCTTGGCACTTAGTTTTCCTGCCTTTGCCGATTGGACGCTAAATCCGTTTACGGGCAAACAGGACTATTACGAGCGAAGAACAGACGCTTCGATCTACGGTACAGCCGGGTGGACGCGCGGAACGTCAACGGTTTGGCTGACAACGTCAACGGATAAGGTTGGAATAGGCACAACAAGCCCTGCGTGGTCGCTATCGGTGCAAAATACAGCCGACGCAATCACCGGTACAAATGTGGATGTCTCCAACTTGACGGCAACTTTCCGACACAACTCTGACGATACGAATCAGGCCGTTGGGTTAGGGTTCGGGTTATCTTCGACAAACTCGAACATCGGGGCGGCGATTATCCATAAGAGGCTTGGGTCTAACTCTTATGGAGATATGTATTTCGCCACAAAGCCATCTGGAGCCGCGACAGGCGCGGACATTCCAATCAGGATGACAATAGCTTCTGGTGGCAATGTCGGTATCGGAACGACCGCGCCGGCACAGACGCTGGACGTGAACGGCACGATCTACGGGCATGGGAACGTGGGGATCGGTACAAGCGTTGCCCGCGCGTTGCTGGATGTCGAAGGCGTAGTGTACATGATGGGCAACGTTGGGATTGGAACGACGGCACCGAGAGCCCTTATTGATGTTAACGGCACGACTTATCTCGGCGGGGCAACAACATTGAGCGCCCAGCTTAATATTGTTGGAGCCGGGAACGTCGGCATTGGCTCATCTGCGCCACAGCATAAACTTGATGTTGAAGGCTCGGTATATTTCGGGACGATCGGGACTGGTCTTGTGAGGTCAACGGCAGGGTTGTTATCGACTGATAGCACGGTTTATCAGACGCAGCTCAATGGCGCGGGTCTTGTCAGAATGGCAGGAACAGTTCCTTCATATGACGCAACGGTCTACCAGACAAACAACAGCCAGTGGACGACCTCCGGTACGAACATTTACTCAACATTAGCCGGCAGCGTCGGGATCGGCTCGACCGCGCCGGCGCAGAAGCTGGATGTGAACGGTACGATCTACGGGCATGGGAACGTGGGGATCGGCACGAGCGTGGCCCGCGCGTTGCTGGACGTCGAAGGCGCGGTGTACATGATGGGCAACGTTGGGATCGGGACATCTTCTGCAATTTATACACTCCAAGTCGGCAGTCCAGATCCGACATTAACAGCGGGTACGAGTGCAAAACAGGCAGTTAAGGGCAACTTTGCGGTTGATGGCATTATTTATAACAATGGAATACGGATAGGAACAGACGGGGCAATTTATTCGTTTGTTGCGTTTTCTTATTTTAAAACTGGAACAGTTTGTCGAAGATGCCCTGTTATTACTGGAACTACATCGTGCGGAGTAGTTACTTGTGCATCTGTTGGGATGTAAAATTATAAACAGGAGGCATGAAGCATTACTGGCTGAGACTGGACGAGAAGAAGAATGAATCAGCACAGCCTGAATAGTGATTTATGTATGAAGAAAACGAACTTGCTGAAGCGAAGAAAAGGATGTTGGCTCTGACAGACAGGCTGTTGGATTTAAAGGTGAAGCGTATGGCGGATGAAGTCAGGAAAGACCTTGGTGGAAACGGACACGGTATTCTGGCGGAGTGTACAGAGAAGTTCGCTGATGTTCGGGTTACGATGGCAGAGGTGCAGGGGGATATTTCTCACATCAAGGTCAGGATTGATGAAGGGATTGCACCAACCCTAAAGTCGATAAACGAAACGCTGATAGCCTTGAAGCCGAAGATTGATGACCACGATGATATTATCAGGGGGTTAAAGGGCATTGGATGGTGGATTGTCTATGGTTTAATCGGAGGCGTGGTTTCGACAATCGTGTGGGCAATAAGCAAGGGATTGAAATTCTAAATGTTGGATACTCTACGCGATTACTACACGGCGTTCGATTTGATGGTGAAGGCAATCTTCGCAACGCTGATATTCAAGTTGTGGAGAAAGGTTGTTCCGTCACAGGAGTTAGCCTTGGAGGCTATGTATGACACGCTCAATATCAAATCTCCTTATTTCTATGGGCATAGCCGTCGGGTGGCTCTTATATGCTCTGCGGTATGCGAACATCTTGCGGTTGGCGGCTCTGAACGGAAGGAAGTATTATCCTCTGCTCATCTGCATGACATTGGCAAGTTGTTTATCGACGAGGAGATTTTGCATCGAGATGGAAAACTTACTGAGGATGAGTGGAAGATGGTTCGTTTACATCCTCTTAAAGGGGCAGTTATGGCTGAGAAGTTCAAGATATCGCCAACGATTTGTAACACCATATTACAGCACCACGAGAACCTTGACGGAACAGGATACCCTCTCAACCTTAAAGGCGAGGAAATTACATTGGGAGCGAGAATCTTGAGGGTAGCGGATTCGATTGATGCGATGGCGATGCCCCGCCCGTACAGATTGGCATTAAGTTTTGAGCATATCGTTCAGGAGTTAAAGGATAAATCAGGGGCGTGGTATGACGAAGGGATAGTCAAGTCGATAACCAATGGTCTGAGCCAACGGATAAGGCTGATAATATTGAACAATTACTGAAAAAATGGTTATCTGTACTATTGGGAATGGATGCAAGTGGAGAAAAGGAATCGAATGTACTTATCCAAGAGGTTGCGATTACAAGATACCAGAAAGCGAAGAATATGAGTACAAGCGACCAGTTAAACCTGTTGAAGGACGGGATTCTTAGGGATATTGAGATGCTCGATGCCATTAGGATGTCGGTTTCTGATTTCGATATGCCAAAGATTACCTTGACTTTGCTTGATAATTTGAAGTTACGGATGATGAAACGGTATGCAGAAATAACAAAGGAGGAGTGATATGGACTGTTGCGACTGCCAAAGAGGATCTGAGTGCCATAACGAACGGCTGAATGAACAGCAGATCGATCATCGAGTGTATCCGCGTCGCTTTAGATCATAATCATGTTGAGCAGAATCATATATAAACCCGCCAATCACGAAGCGGGATTCGACCAAGGAAGTAGAAGAGTTCGAAAAAACAAGGAGGAAATGATGGCAGACATGATCAGTTGGGTACAGACGAATTGGGCAACGGTTATTCAGGTGTATCTTGCGATCGTTGGGCTGGCGAGCGTGATCGTTAAGCTCACTCCAACGCTTCGCGATGACGACATCCTTCTGGGGATCACGAAGTTCATTGCAAAGTTTATCGCGTTGAACACTAACGCTCCGGACGTGCGCCCAAAGTAAGACCCCCCTTTCTCATCCGGGTAGCGTTAGGGGTGCTGAAGACGTATTGCAAGACCGGGCAGTTGCCGTTATGGCTGAAGATCCTGCTAAACATCAGGTTCGGGAAGTTTAAGACACCAACAGGGATCGAATATCGTGGGTTTAAGTTGGAATTTAAATGGTGAGGTGGATATGGGCTGGATATCTGATCTGTGTGCTAAGTTTAGAAAGAAACCAAGGCTGGTTGACAACGCTGGAGCAGAGAAGCTGGTTGAGGTGCTGACCGAGCAGGTTTGCGGTTGGTTCGAGACTCCAATCCAGAAGCCACCAAGGATTGTGGTTTATTCAAACGCAAAGGCCCCTTCTGCATACTATAGCCTTACGGATGATACGATCACTGTCTACGGGACAGATAACGTCACCACGGCCATCCTGGCGCACGAGGTGGCCCATGCCGTGGTTCTCAGGCTGGATGGAAAGATAACTCCAAGGATGCACGAGATTCTGGCGGGGTATGCGGAGTTTGAGGTCAGAAAGGCGCTGCCAGATGGCAAATAGCGGACTGAATAGAGATCTCGGGTCTTATCGCGATGACAGCTATGTGCGCTGTGCCCGCTGTGGATTCTGGTGTAATAAAGATCGGGACAGCCGATCGTCAGAAGGTTCGAGGATTGGAGAGGGAATAAGCTATCGTCAGGTCTATCGGGAGACGACGATCGTTAATGGTGTTGTGACAGGAATAGAAAACGTAACATAAACAGGAGGTTTCAAATGGCAGGCAAATGGTGCGACGAGGGTGAAAACAGGGTTGCCAAGATCCTGTTTATGGCAACGGCAGTTGAGGATTATCGTATGGGGCTGTACAAGAATGTGGCAGAGCCGTCAGAGGCTGCGACATGTGCGGCCCTTACGACTACGGCCGGGATCACTGAGCCGGCGGTTGTTGGAGCGGGCGGGTACGAAAGAAAGGTACTGACACGCGGGGTCTGGTCAACAACTGGAAGCGTTGCGGCTTATTCTCAGCAGACGTTTACCGCGGTAGGGGCGTCCTGGGGCAGCGTGTACGGGTATTTCATTACGACAGCGTCAGCAGGAACGGCAGGGGTGTTGATGGCCGTTGAGACGTTTACCGACGGGCCGTATACGATCAATGATGGTGATTCAGTTAAGGTGACTCCGTCGATAACGATCGCTTGATACTAAAGGAAGGACTTATGGCAACTCGCTACTGGGTAAGAGGCGCGTCAACAACCGCGTGGAACGCAACGTCTCCCAAGACGAATTGGGGGACCGCGTCCAACACGCAGGACAACGCGTCGGTTCCGACATCATCGGATGATGTTATCTTTGACGGAGTTGGTTCCGGGGCATCCGACTGTTCGATTACGTTGCTTTATTATGCGGAAGTAAAGACGATAAACTTCACGGGATATTCGAACTCTTTATCTTCGTCCGGGATTCTTCGCGTATATGGAAATGCGACGCTGTCATCAGGGATGACATTTTCATCCAATATTAAATTCTATGCAGCAAGCGGAACGTGTTATCTGGCTTCTAACGGTTGTGTGATTGATGGATCTGTCAGAAAGGAAGACAACGCAACTCTCGCTCTTTCCGACAACCTTTCTGTTAATGATGAGCTCGACATAAATGACGGATCATTTTCAACTCAGAACTTTAATGTTACCGCATATCGTTTTCGAGCGAGCTATATGGCGGGAACAATAAGCCTCGGAAGCTCAACGATCACGCTAACCGGGACTACGAGCTCATCTTCTTATGTTTGGGACTTTGATTCCGGCGCAACATTAAGCGCCGGAACCTCGACAATATATCTTTCAACCGGAACATATCGATACTTCTACGGCGGAGGAAAGACTTATTACAATTTAAAGTTCGGGGCCGCCTCGAGATCGGTGAGGATTTACAACTCGAATACCTTTAACAACATCGAACAGGAGGTCGACTCCACATCGTCTCCGATAGTTTATATTCAAGCCGGAACGACACAGACCATATCTTCGTTAACGATGACCGGGTACAGTTCAAGCAAGATAATAAGCCTTGGATCGTTAACGGCAAGCGCCCACACGATATCTTGCCCGTCCGGGACAATATCTGTTAACCACATACAGATACAATATTCAACAGCTACCGGAGGAGCCAGCTTTGTCGGCGGGTCAGACGCGATCGATCTCGGGAATAACACGGGGTGGGTCTTGCCGGACATCTATTCTTATTCCGGCGCAGTGACTGTCGGAGTAACTCCTGGATCTTCTTACGCGGATTTTGACGGATTTACATATTCCGGATCGATACCTTTGTCGATCCTCCCGGCGTCTACCGCTCACAAGAACACCGAATGGAACGGCAGCGTAACGATCGGGGTCACTCCATCGAGTTCTATTGTCGCTAGTTTAAGCTGGGCAGGAAGTCAAACCATTGGATTTTCTCCGTCTCACGCCCTGGTGGTTGAACTTGCTAGAGCTGGCAGCCTTCCGATCGCGTTTACAGTTTCGTCAACGGCTTACCGGCTCGCTGCTGGATATTATCCATGGACAGGACGTCAGACGATTACGGTCGGCGTCAACTCGACGATCATCATAAGAAAGAAACTCAAGGTCAAGGACCCGGTTGTTACCGCCGGTTGCCCGAACTGCGGCTGTTTGACTTACAACAGATAGGAATCCTATGAACAGATTACAGATCAGAGACCTCGCGCGGAAGAAGCTCGGAGAAACGACCGGCGCGTTCTGGACAGACACGGAGATCAACGCGTTCATCAACGACGCCTGCCGGGACGTTTCCGCGATGACCAAGTGCGTCAAGGGAGTGACGACGATATCAACGTCGGACTGTACGGCTAACGCGGTTGCTGCCGGAACGAATGAGACCAAGCTCACAACGATCGATCCGAATATGTATTCCATTACTGAGGTTTATTTTAACTCAGATAACAGATGGGATAAGCTTGATCCCAAGTCTATCCTGGATATGGACACGGAGTATCTCGGATGGCGCGACACAACTGGCCGGACGTATACCGACCCGTCTACCGGAACGATCACCTACAACTACGGCTCAACGCCAGGCATTCCGTTTGTTTATTACTGGTCTTCCGAGCTTGATCTGTTCGGATGGTATCCAGGGACAGACACGGACAATACGACTTCAGATAATATGAAGCTTTACATCACGAAGAGACATTCAGATATTCTTTCCGACACGGAATCACCGACAATCCCGGAACCCTTGCACATTGCCCTGGTTGACTTCGTTGCTGCGACCGGGTATGAGACCCGCGGACAGATCGAACGCGCGAATGATTACTGGAACAAGTACCGCCAGCGCTTGCTGACGTATATGACCGAGCGGAGCAAGGAACAGGAAGATGATGGAATAATTTTGATGCGTAATTATAGGAATATTTGATATGCCACTCGACGACCAGTTGATCCCATTTTATTTCAAGACAGCTCCCGGAATGGATAACCACACCGACGAGCTTGACTTAAACGGCCAGCGTGTTCGGTTAGCGCAGAACTGCCGGTTCGAAGAAGAGCCTGGTGGCGCGACCAAGCGGCCGAACCTGGCTTATTATAACGAAAGCGAGATGGGCTTATCCGGACCCATGCTAGGGACGTACCGATTTTATAGTGCAGCCGGAGCCAAGCAGATCTGTGTTAGAGACTCTGGTGTTTATGTTGGGGATGACGCGACCGGTGTTATGACTCAGATCAGGACGTTATCCACAAGCAACCTGCGCATGTCTTTTGTGACTTATAACAAGCTCATGATCGCAGGCAACGGCGCGGACAACCTGTTTGTTTATGACGGGTCGTCAGATAACGTGACCTGGGAACTCGGGAGCTGTAAGGCTGTTATCGGCACGTCAACGGGGATCACGCGGACTGCGATATCTTACGAGGTCGAGATAACGACTCCGACCGGGTCTTACGTCTGCGGTGCGATATCGAACACGATCGCGTCAGTCACAAACCAGAGCATCAGCCTTAGCCATATTCCCGTTGGCCCGATCGGAACGACTGATCGAAAGATCTACCGGAAGTCCAGCGAAACGTCCGGGTATCGTCTGATCGTCACGCTCAACAACAATACCGTAACGACTTATGAAGACACGACCGCGGACGCCTCAGGCGGCGTTCAGGTTCCAACAGTCAACGATGATATGCCGAAAGGAAATCTGCTGTTGATACACCGGGAGCGGTTGTTCGTTTCCGGGAATCCTGATGCGGAGAGTGAGATTTATTACTCGAATCCGTTTCTGCCTCACCTTATCCAGCAGACCACAAATCTTGACTTGATCCAAGTCGCCAAAGACGACGGGGATAAGATCACCGGAATAAAGAACTTCCAGGGCACGTTGATGTGCCTGAAGCAGAACAACATTAGAAAGATCGGGGTATCTTCTGCTCTGTCGAACGCAGACCCGACATCATGGTACGTTGAAGATCCAATCGCTCAGATCGGCACACCGGCCCCGTGGTCTGTTGTTGAGACCCCGTTCGGAGTTGTGTTCTTGGGCTGGGATCAGTGGTATGTCTGTGACGGCGGGATTCCGAAAGCGATCCTTCCGCAGTTCAACTGCCGGAACATTCTCCCGGCACTTTATAATAATGTTGTTTCTTATTTCAATACCGGAGTCCTCTACGCCGCGTATGCAGATAAAGAGTCTTCTCCGCAAGAGAACAACCGGATCATGTGCTACGATTATCTGCTGGATAAGTTCTCGCTGGATACGACGAGCGCGAACTGCTTTGCTTCTGCTTCTGGCGTTGATGAAGCAAGTGAGCTTTATATCGGAAGCTCGCTTGGCGGATGGCTTTATAAGGCGGAAGAGGGCGACAATTATCACAGGCTTTCCGGAAAGACTCAAGCGGACCGCGGGACGGAATATACGACCTTCGTTGGCGGATCAGAATCTTCTCCAACGATCGAGATCGGAACGGCTGTTGCGGCAACGGCTATTCCAGAGAACGTTTGCATTTTTTGGATGAACGAAGAAACTTCTCCGGGGCCGGGATGGACAGAGATAACTGCTGCGGACGGAAAATTCTTTTATATATCGACATCCGCGGTTGGGACGACTGGCGGGACTGAAGATCACGCACATACGATCAGCGTAACGCTCGATCAGTCTACGGCTTCCCTGGGCGGAAGCGGAGGGGATGAGTGGAACAACGAGAGCTTGAATAATAATCACGCGCATACAGCCGCGAGCTCCTCTGCATATTCAGACGCGGCGCTTCCGAGAAATGTCAGGGTCCGTGTTTTTTATAAGAACGCAGGAACGACGGAATACTTGTTTCCGGTCGGATCGATCATTATGTGGGACCAGGCTGACGAACCGGATGGATGGCTGGCAAGGTCAGATCTGGATAGTTGTTATCTTGTAAGCGCCTTAACGGATCTTATTGCTGACAAGAACCCATCGCATTCGCATACTTTCAGCGTTACTTCTTCCGGGATGCCTAGAACAAATCAGTGCGAGATAGATCTTGGTCAGACCAACGGATCGTTCTATCCGATCCCGCCGAACCATACTCATTTGATACATGGATCTGTCGCGTCTGCGGACACGTCCGAATGGTTGCTTGACGCTATCACTTTCCGGCTTATTCAGAAGGTTGGCGAAGAGTCTTCATGGGATGGCGCAAACAAGTATTGTTTTTGTCTTTACCATTCGGATGCCGCGATCGGCGGAAGCGGATGGACAGATGTGACATCGGATTTTGCTGGAAAGTATCTTCTTGCCGGAGACTCTCCGCTGACGACTATAACAAGGGCTGAATATGCACATACCCATGATTCAGATGTAACGACTGTTGATCCGGGAACTACCTATGGTTATCCCGGGGAGGGATCCCTATCTCATTCTTTGGTGTCTCATTCTCATTCCGGAGAAGCAACGGCTGCGTCTTCCGATCTTCCAAACCCGCCATATTATTCATTCAAATTGGTCAAGCGGATCCTGGGGCAGATGAGCGGGTATAACGCCGCGGTACTCACGGATTATTATTACGGGCTTTATGAATCAACCGCTGCGCAGATCAACGCCGAAAGCGTTGGCATCATGTACATGAACGTGAGCAAGGCTACTGGCGATAAGGTTAAGGTCTACTTCCGGTCGAACACGACACAGGCGCTAGTTGAGACGGGGATATCTGTAACTGCTGACGCGGGGACAGATGTGTTTTCCGCAGCGGCGCATGGGCTAACGGACGGGGATACTGTTTCTGTTTCGGCAACAGTCCTCCCAACGGGGCTGGTTAACACCAGGCTTTATTATGTGGTAACGTCAGCCCTGGGGACGTTCCAGCTGTCGTTAACCAGCGGTGGTGCGCCTGTTGACTTCTCTACCGCAGGAACAGATGTTGTGGTTAAGGAATGGGGATACGCTATGGAATTCAGCGGCGACCAGATGACGGTCCCCGCGAACGTCTGGATCCAGTACCTGATCGAGTTCGTTGCCGTGGATACGACCACGCAGATCCCGAAGCTGTACACGTCCGACGGATACCTGTTTAAGTTCAGCTATCGCCGGTCTGGCGCAGTCGCGGAAACCGCTGTTGAGTTCATTTACGATACTGGCAACCTGAACTTTGACGAGCCCATGCTGGACAAATTGTTCAAGAAGATCATCAGTGAGCATTCCGGTACGCAGGGATCGTTGACCGTGACGTGGACAACCGAGAACGCAACGGGGTCATTCACGTTCGACCTCGCGACTTACCCGAAGCGCTGGCAGTCGTTCTTCCATTCGAACGCTATGGGCTCAACGGTCGCGATACGGTTCTATAAGAACGATCTTTACACGGTAACTCTCAAGGAGTTTAAGGGGCTGTTATCTCCGCAGCCGATGTTGATATGATTACGCCATGGTACGGAACAAGGGGGGACGGATCTGCAAAGGGAAATGGATATTTTGGTCCGTTGCCGTATACGGGGGCGCCTGTTGATCCGAGATATTCTTCTCCTGTTTCGACAGAGTTAACGATGGACGATTATCCGTTGTTAGTTCCAACTTTAACGAAGGAAGAAGTAAAGCATCTTTTGAGTGGCGGAAAACCTACTCCTGGAATTATGGAGAAAGCCATGAAGCATAAACGGTCTCGTCAAATTTTAGGTCTTTCGCCGTATGCGCAAGAGGGGGAGCAGTCTCCCCCGCCTTGGATGGAGTTGCCACAATGAGCGTAAGCCCTGACGACATGGATTCAAATAGAACAACACAAAACTAACAGAAATCGTTTAATAACAATAGTTAAGTGGAAAGAATACCAAAGCGCGGACAGCGGAAGGACAACAGAGGGACAACAGAGGGACAACAGAGGGACAACAGAAGGATAACGGAAGGGCAGCAGAAGGACACAATCAAGAATATAAGAATGTTAAGAATGAAAAGAAAGATATTGGGTTTCTACCTCCCACGCTTGAAGGGCAAGAGGTGAAAGACCATTTTGTTCAAATGAACACAATGGTTGACATAGGAAGCAACGCTAAAAGAGAGATAGAGGATATTCCACAGTCTATGGATCCTCGTTATTATGCGGAAGCCGGAAGGGCGATGAACGAATGAGCATCGACCAGGTCTACAAATCTAAAGACAACGAAACCCAGCGGGCGCTGGAACATCTGCATTCGCAGTCGCTGGGCACGGCGTTTACAAAGACCCTGCCGACAGATAAAGATGTTCCGTCGGGCAAGGTTGTAATATATGATGATGGCGCGGGGACTGTCAGGCTGTACGTCCGCACTAGTGAAGGCAATGTTTGTTATGTGGGGTTGACAACGATATGAACGATCTTCAGGAACGAGTTATTGAGCTTCCTCCACGGCGCGTTATCAACGAACGCTTTCGGGATATTGTCCGTGCGGCTGAAGCGTGGATCGAAAGCATACCTGGTCATCTTGGTGAAGACCCGTTCCCGTTGAAGCATACTTTTGCGGAAGGCGTTTATATCAGAGAGCTGTTTATCCCGAAGGGATACTTCCTCGTCGGAAAGCTACATCGTGACTCTTACGCAAGCTTTATTCTCTCCGGGGATATGTCGGTTCTTACCGAAGAAGGTGTCAGGCGAGTTAAGGGTCCGTGCTGGAATGTCGCGCCTGAAGGGATAAAGAGGTTCGGGTTTTCTCATGAGGACACTGTGTGGGTAACAGTCCACCCAAACCCTGAGAACATTACCGACATTGATATTCTTGAAGACCGGATCCACGCCAAAGATTATGATGATCTTCCGCAGATCATTGACGCCCACAAGTGTGTCGAGGTCAAGAGCTTTATGAAAGAAGTTCTGTTTGACGTAGATAAGTTTCGAGAACTTACAAAAGAGATCTTTGCTCATGAGAAGGACGGGTTCTGGAGCGACTGGACAAAAGAACAGCAGGATCTTTATATTTCCGGAGACTGGGAAGCGTTCTCGAGAAGTCGTGGGTATACCGAACAAGAGATCGATGCTCTCGGCCAATGGATAAACATGAAGGAATCTGCGGAGCAGTTTGGGCTTAATCCGCTGGAAGATATTCTTGATCTGAGCATCGCGGTTGCTGAAAAGAATTCCCGCAAGGATAAGAATGGCGAGATATTGTTGTCTTCTCATGTTCCTTCGAGTAAAAAAATTGCGTATATAAAAGGAGAGAAATTATGCCAAATCCAATGATGGCCCTGAATGGCGCTGGGGTCGCTACCAATTTATGCCGAACTGGTGTTGCCACGGCAATAGGTGCGTCCGCTGTTATTGGTGCTGGCGCGTCTATGTATTCTTCAAGTAAGGCCGGCAAGGGAAGTATGCAGGTCCAGAAGCCAGAGTGGATGACCAGGCCCGGAATGGGGCAGGCAACGTCCATGCTTGGTGATTACACGGCAAATCAAATGCGCCGCATGAATGCCGGACAGGCTCCGTCTTGGCTGGAGAACGCTATGCCAACGATGCGCCGGCAGGCTATGGATCCGCTGAGAGAGAGCTATTGGGGAGGTGGCGGATCGGCCGGCCCTGGAATGATCCAACGTTCAATGGAAGCCGCGTCTATTGGTGGAGCCGGTCCGAAGGCGGTAACTGCAGCCGCACGGAAGTCCATGTATGATTATAACCAGCAATCCAAGCAGATCGACGACCAGCTCGGAATGATGAGGTATAACGCTATGGCGCAGGAAGCTCAACAGCTCCCGGCGTTTATTTCCGGGCAAACTCAAGTATCGACCGGCGGAACTCCGTTCAATGTTCCTGGAGGTCCGGCCGCGGCTTCTCTTAATGTTGGCGATATGTCCTCGGCAATTAAAATGTGGAACCAAAACAGACAAGATCAGAATCCTTACAATAATACTACTTCCGCAACTGGATTATATGGGTCTTCTGTCGGCACGGGACAAGTCGGGAATTATTCTCCGACGTCTTATAGTTCCGGGCACACTCCCGCTGGATACGGTGCAGGCGGTGGAACGTTTAAATCTTTTGTTTAAGGAGGCATTATGCCAACAGAAACTTTAGCAACTTATAATACTCAACCCTCTTCAGCGGACTACATCGTCCAGGGCATCAACAGTTATTTCGCTCGGCAGCGGGAGGACCAGCTGGCGGCCGCTGACGAGAAGAGCAAGATGTTCGGCTACCTCGCGAATCAGGGCCTTCTCCGCAGGGCGAAGCCGGGCGAGAAAGCTGACGGCGTTGTTGGCGGGATCCCGTGGATGATCACGGGCAATGCCAAGGATGAGTACACGATCATGAATATCGGCGGTCAGCCGGTTGCCGTGCCATCTAGGGGTGGAGCTCCAGTTCTTGAATCATGGGAGAAGGTGAAAAAGGCCGGACAGGAAGGTCAGGTGTCTGCTGAGGATGTATTCCAGGCGAAGATGACTGCTTACGGCGCGGATTTAACTGGGTTTGCAAGTCTTCCAGTGACGGATAAGAACACCATTATAAATATTACCGCGAAGAGAGACAATAACCAGCCGTTGACAAAAGAAGACCTGGCCAGCATTGCCAATTTAGGTCCAGAAGGCGTTAAGGTCTGGGGCGGGGTTGAAGCTAAAATTGTAAAAGGAAAGACGCTCGATTCCCGCAAGGGCGGCTGGTCGGTTAAGGGCACGGGTAGCCTGGCGAAGCAATGGAAAACTCCGACGGCAGAGACACTTTCCAGAAAAGTTTCTGATGTCTCAATGGAAAAGAGCAAGGAGAAGGTCAAGGATCTTTTCAAGCGTCGCGGAGTGGTGGGAACGGCGGCAAACCTTTTGCATGATGTTAACAAAGTTGGATGGAAAGCTCTTCAGTACGGAGACGTGGCCGTTCCTGGTTCTCCGAGAAATACTGCGTTTTCTTCTAGTATACAGAATTTTATGTTTGGCGATAGCGGCGGGGTCCACGCGCCTGCTCCGTGGTCTGCTCCTCAAATTCCGCAGCCAACGCAGAACACCCCGGAGGCGTGGGACGCCTATTACCGGCAGACCGTGCAGCCGAGGGATATGTATGGCCAATGATCCGCTGAACAACAGCGCGTTCTCTCTTGAAGGCGGGAACTACGGGCTTGAGGGGAACTTCTCTCTTGAGCCAACGCAGAGCCAGCCTCTCCAGCCGTTTGAGTTCGCCCCCGGACCGAAGAAGTACGGGCCCGCCGATATTGTTTCTTACTTCGGTAAGGGCGTGGCTACGGGCGCGAAGTCAACAGTCAAGAACTGGATGACGGTTGCCCGCGCGAACGCGATTGAGGCTAACGCTGGAGATCTCGCGTCTGTTCTTCAGTATTATGAAGATAAGCTTCAGGGCGCGATCGAAGGCGGGTTCGGCGCTCCCGATGAAGGCGCGAATTTTGCGGAACACCCCGTGATGGCTACCGCCTATAACGTTGGAGCCGGCGCTCCGCTTATGGCCGGCGCCATGGCCGCGACCGCTCTCACCAGAAACCCCATGATGCCGATCGCCATCTTCGCTATTCCCTCCTTTGGGAACTTCTACGACCAGGCCACAGCCAACGGCGTCAAGCACGAAGAAGCCATGAAGCTTGCCATGGCCAATATGGTCCTGACCGGCGCGTCTGTTGCTGTCCCCATGGGCCAGTTCGCCAAGGCTGCTAAGCAGGTCAACATGTTCAAACACGCCGCGACTTCAGCGGCAACCTCTGTTGTTGGAAAGGCTGTTAAGTCTGGGGCTTTCAAGACTGCCCAGCAGGCCGCGCTTCTTGGCGCTGAGATGGGCACTTTTAACGCCGCTCAGGCTACGGGCGAGGGCGTTCTCAGATATGTCGGGTGGAACGACCCCCACATTGTGAGCGCCGTTGGAGAGTCGATGGCCGCAGGCTTCATTACCGGTGCGGTAATGGGCGGCGCGGTCCAGCATGTCGTCAACCAGGCAAAGAGCAATTTCATTAAAGACCGGGTCGAGGCGATCAAGGCCGAGCATCCGGAGTACACGCCGCAGGATATCCAGGCAAAGACCAAACAGGCTGCCGATAAATTCGATGAGCTTTCCGAAGTTATCAGCCGGGATCCGGTTGAGTTCTTAAACAAGTTCAACGAAGCTATCGGGCTTCCGGTCACGCTTACCTCGTTATCTGGCGCGAAGGGCTCCACGGTCCAGGTCGAGAAGATCCTGCTTGGGAACGATAAGGACATGCGTGACGGGCTTGACGTTATCAACCCGCTTATTAAGAACATGAAGGATGTTCCTTTAACTTATACTCATTATCTATTAAGAGAGGCCATCAACAACAGGCGCGATGGTAAGACCGTCAAAGAAGCCCGCCTGGCTGTTAAGAAGTTCCAGGAAAACACTCTCGATACTTATTTTAATTTGTTCGTTCTTGGCGCGACACACCGCACCTGGAGCCCGGATACGGAAGTCTGGGTCGGCGCACTTCATAAGAAGGTGACGATTGCCGAGCTTTCCCGGACGCTTAAGGACGCGCGGAACAAGCCGGGCGGGTCGATCCTCCCGGATGAGCTGACGTATTTTTCTCACGGGCTTCTCGATAAGACCGGTTCTTTCATTGAGAACTCGGTTGCGTCCGCAAAAGTCGAAGCTATCCTGCGCGGGGAGTACGACCGGGATCCACAGATCGCAGAGAAGACTGATGAGGAAGGCAACAAGACAACGTTCAAGCGCGGGTCGGAAGGGTATGTTCCGGATGTGGTTTCCAGGCCAGAGCCTCAGGGCGCTGCGACTGCTGCCGAGTTTTCCAAGTGGAAAGACGGCGTTGACGGTAAGGACATGACCGAGGTTCTTCAGACGATCAAGGGCGAAGAGTACACGCCGCTTGCTGAAGCCATGATCGCGTATTTAAAGCGGGCCGGGATCGAGTATCAGGTCCTCTTCCAGGCGGAAGACATTTCAGCGGGAAAGCTGAAGGCCAGGGGAAGAACGAATCCGAAAGACGGCACGGTTAATATCTATCACGACGCTCTTGTTGATAAGAACTCCACGCGCGAAGCGGCTGGCGTTATTCTGCACGAAGCCGTTCACGTTTCGACTGTTGATGTTCTGCAAAACTATTTAAGCGACAAGACCAGGAACACCGATGGCCAGAATGCCGCGGCCAAGAAGATCGTTGATCTTTACGAAGAGACGCTGGCGCAGCTTCCCGATGAAAGCCAGAAGGCAATCAAGGCCATTCGCGACGGGAAATCACCGACGGAGAACGACTATAACAATCACTATGGCTTTGTGAATGTCCATGAGTTCGTTGCCCAGGGCTTCACGAACAAAGCTTTTCAGGAGAAGCTCAACAACACCTTTGTTGATGGCGGGAAGTCAACAGCCTGGCAGAGCTTTAAGAAAGCCGTTGTTGATATCATCAAGTCGATCGCGGAAGCGGCCGGGATCACGATCAAGAATGATTCCGTGTTGACGAAGCTGGTGGATAATGTTTACGGCTTGCTGGAAGAGGGCGGAGATATTAGTGTTAAAGCCAAGGACGCGCCCTCTCTTCAGGATATTGCTCCGCAAAGAGTCGCCTTTATTGGGTCAAGAACATTTGCGGACTCTAAGCTAATTGATGAACAGGTTTCTAGGCTTCCACGTGGGTCGACAGTTGTTTCAGGGGGAGCCCGCGGGGCAGATATTTTATCTGAAACATCCGCGAAGAAACACGGCCTGGCTACAAAGATATTCAAGCCAGACTGGAGTAAGGGCCGTGGCGCCGGATTTGCTCGCAACTCTGACATTATTAATAACGCTGATCGAATAATCGCATTTTGGGACGGAGTATCGCGAGGGACAAAAGACAGTATTAATAAGGCTGTTTCCTCTGGGAAGCCTGTGCTTATTGTGTATCCAGATGGCCGGACGGAGGAACGAGGAAGTAAGCCGGGATCCGTCCCCGCAATTATCGCCCAGACCGATGAGATCAAGGCCGGGATCGAACAGTCGCAAGCTGAACAGCAGAAGATCGCGGACGAGATGGCCCTGGAACATGCTCACGATATTGTAAGAATGAACAAGGCGCTTGAAAATTACGAAGATGGCATGGGCATCAAGGACCGCAGGGACAAGAAAGAGACCTGGGGTAAGATGTACCGTAAGGTTGAAAGAAACGAAGAGTTGCCGTCAGTCAAGGCTGAACAGGCCGCCTATGAAGACGCCCGAGCGGATATGGCGAAAGAGGCGCTATTCGTTGTTGATGAAGACGGCGACCTTGAATCCGTTGATCTCAGTTCGATCACGGAGACCGGAGAACAGCTCGCGCCGACCGCTCCGGACACCCTTGTTTCCAATATCGGAGATCATTACAGAGACTTTATCTCTCAGATAGAGTCACTCTTTCTTGAATCTCAGAGGTCCCAACCTGTAAAGCAGAGATTTAGCCGCTTGGGGCAGGAAGCAGAAGCCACCGCCATCAGGAAGGGGGCTGCTCGTTACGCAGCTATGGCCTGGTTCAACGATCTCCTTAAAAGCGGGGTGGAAGGCTCAACTGAAGGAATTGACGCCTCCTTGACCCGTTTACGCAAGATTCGTGAGATCGAAGCCCAGCTCCAGAAGCAAGAGTACGAGAAGTCTCGAGAACTTCAGGCTTCCAAGAACGATATGGACGTTGCCCGGACTGTCAAGAAATGGGACGGTCCGATCAACCGTACTAAAAATAATATTAATATGTTGCGCAAGGCCTGGTCGCCTGACCTGAACGCAAATGCTGTTCTTGCCCGGAACATGTTCCTGGAGTACCAGAAATCTGTGGATAACCTGTTGAAAGAACATGGGCTATCGGCTGAATTCCTGTATGAGAACCCTGATATTCTATCGAATCAAGAGCTTTTCATGAAGAAGGTTCGCGATCTGGCGGAGGAACGCGTCGTTCCCCAGCGTAAGCCAACGACAAAAGAAGAAGAGTTAACGCGCCGCGCCCAGCTTAAAGAGCCGGTGTTCGGTCGGGTCGACTTGCCCGCGCCGTACGGCGATGGCGGGCTGCTTCCTGCTGGGATGTACAAGATCACGTTCGAGGGCGAGCATTACACATTTGAGAATTCAACAACAAAGAAGACGTTATCCACAGGCGAGATGATCGAAGCCACCGATTCGATTTCGTTCAAGATCGATGAGGGAGATGCTGTGACGTATGAAGACCTGCTGATGCCATCGCTCAGCAAGCCCCTGCGCACCCCGCCAAAGATCGCTGGCCAGCCGGAAGCCAAGACGTCTGTTGTTGATGTTGTTGATAAGCTGATCGTTAATTCTCATTTCGATAACTTTAAAAACTGGATGTACGATACTCTCGGCAAGGCCAGGAGCACCAAGAAGCCCAAGATGCAGGACTTGATCGACACCATCGTCATGCCGATGTGGGAGCTGAAGAATGAAGGCTCGAACTGGGGCTCGCTCGCGAACGCCATTATGCAGCCGCAGGACGGTCTGATGTCGAAGATCATTGAGGAGATCGCCCCGCATTCCGCGCTTGCGAAAGCCGGAACGTTGAGGGGCCGTGACCTTGAGCGGGAAGTCCGCAAGTATATTGCGTCCGCCATGACGCGGTCGCATGAAGAGATTGGCGTTGCCGGGTTTGATGGGGACAAGTCGTTGATCGGCTCAACGATGATGGGGATCGGGTATCCGTGGGAGTCCGTTGAGCAGAAGGCAACGGAAATGCGGGCGGTCTCAGCATTTTGTGATGCCATGGGGATCGATAAGGCTCCGTTTTTAAAAGAGCTTGAGAAGGGCCGGCCGCGGCGTTTGTGGTCCAGCCTTATTGATCAGGCCGACCAAAGGCTATTCAAGCTGTTGGTTTATAACAAAGCGCATGTTGAGTATCCCCTGGTCATGGCCGGGATCGATGTCGGGCTGTTTACCTCACACGCTATGGCCGCGTGGATCTTGTCTGGATATGTTCACCGCGTGTGGGAAGAGGGAGAGGAGCAACAGCTCGATGGCGGAGGCAAGGGATATAAACAAACCGGCGGTGGGAAGTCTGCCCGCGCACCGCGCAGGTATTCTGAAGAGAAGTCTTATTCCGACTGGCACGAGAAGGTTACGATGCAGAGCCGGTTGACCGCTTACGATGACTATATGGCGATCTCCAAGGATTACGTCAAGGAGTATGGGATGCTGGTGGCTCAGCATACTTATCTTAATAAAATGAAAGAATTAAAAACGCCGGATCCGGAAAAGATCGCGGACCTGATCATCGCGGAATGCGCAAAGAAGCCGGAATCTTATACTGTCCCGGACAAGGCTGACCTTATCAAAGAAGTCCGGATGCTGGGGATCATTGATTATCAGGACTCCCCGCATGTCAGGAACATTTCAGCGATGACCGGCCACGGCCAGAAGGGCAAGGTCGGGTTTGATACGGGCGGGATCTTTTCGATACTGGAGATGAAGCAGAGCCATGAAGCGCCGGGGTTCGCCAAGTTCATCGGTAAGGGGTTCGAAGCTCCGTTCGTTGTGAAGCCGGTGCTGGAGCTCATGGATTCCGTGTTCGATTCCAGGCTTGGCACGGCGTCGCCATTCTTCAGCGCGGTTAATAACTTTCTTTCTTATTATAAGCGCGGTGTTTCGATCAATCCGTTCGACTCTCCGTTGTTGTTTATCACAACGGCACTGGTTAATACCAATCCCGTGTTTTGGATCCCGGATATTTTCTGGCCATACGCCCAGGTCCTTGGCCGGGCGTCCGTGACGGCGTTCACTGACGTCGGGAAGTTGATACAGAATAAAAAGCTTGATTCGACCAAGATGTGGGAGCCAACAGCGCTTTTGGATACGGCGGAAGAGCGGGCTATATGGACTTCGCTTCGAAAGCACGGGCTCGGGCATTTGTCGAACATCGCCAATGCCATGTCTGCGATCTACGTCAAGAGCGATATCGGGAAGTTCGATTCAACGATAACCAGAAAAGAAGAGGGGATCGAGCTTGCCACATCGGGGCTTGGAATAAATAACGAAGTATTTAAAAGATTTATTATCCCGTCTCTGATCAAGGTTGCTATTAAGAAAGTCCAGATGTTGGAGAAGCAGGGGTTCTCGCGCGAAGACGCCGCCAGGATAGCCGCAAGTCATGTCTCCAGAACTGCCGGGCTGTTCTCTCCGCACCTGTTCGGAGCTGAAGGCGACCTGCTGAATATCCTGTGGTTTGCAAGGGGGCTGACGACCGGGTTCATTTCCCAGGTAACGGGCGCGGCGTACGCTCCGATGAAGAAGTTCGCCCCGGGCTTGGCCCGTAGCATCTATAAGACGCACACGGGCAAGTTCTCCAGGAACTTTAACCCGTTCGTTCACGCCGAACTCAGTCCTAAGCTCATGGACAAGGCGTCTATTATGTACATGCAGCACCTGGGCAAGGTGTTCGGGTTGGGGCTGATGTCCTATGCCGCGGTCCAGTACGTCCTTTCTTTCGGTGATGACGATAAGCTGGATGAGCACGGTCAGCGGGCCAAGGGCGACCCCATGGCCAAGAAGCGCTGGATCTGGAACAACGAGCCGGGCCGCCGCGGGTCTATCCGAACGTCAGATAAGGACGAGAACCAGCGCAGGATCTTCATTAACCCACAATTCATCCGGGAATTCCGGCAACTGGTTGATATCACCGGCAATTTCGGGTCAGAGTCAATGCCTGAAGGCGTATTGAAATGGCACAAGAACCGCCTCAACAGCTTTGGCGAGCTCATGATCGCGGCGTTCACCGGCGTTGATGTTGGACTGGGAGAGAAGATCATCAAGGACGACAAGCTGCCGTATCTAATGAAGGGCGAAATCATGGCCAAGTACACTCTGGCCAGCTTAACGCCGTTCGGGTTTGGCAAGGAAGACATGCTTCCTGTTGCTCCGGAAAACCCAACAGCATCAAAAATATTCAATACGGTCAAGTTCTTCGGCGTGTCAACAACCAAGGGCCAGCGCATGGAAGAAGGCGTCACGGCTGGCCAGCTCGAACAGGCTAGAGAGGCGATCGCCATTAAGGCCTACTACGACCAGGAAATGCGCGATGAAATGCAAGGCAAGTCTCCCGCAGAAAAAATCCGCCTTATCCGCTCTAAATACTCCGGCCTTACGAAGGGGCAGATCAATGCCCTGGTGTTTGGAGGCCGGAACCCTGCCTCTAAGATCATTCGCGGAGGGGCTAAAGCAGCCCGCCAGAACGAATCTAGAAAATAATTCTCTCGACGGACACTCCGACGTCAATAATAAATGTTGACAAGTTCTCCTGTATTCGTATAATGCGAATTAACCAAGGAGGCCGCATTGAAAATCAACGAAAAACTTTTAATCACAAACTACATCGACCCGGACGTTCGCTTTGAATCCCAGTATGGATTTGTAGACGGGGAGACGTGGGTCAAAAGGGAGAAGGTAAGGATGGGCGGATGTGAAATTGTGAGGGATGATATCGGGTTCATGGCGCTTCTCAGGAAAAAGCCAGGGGCTGAAAAGAATTACGAAGAACAGCACAAGTCTGTTAGGTGGGTTAAAAAGTTTGGGAAATCGCGATAATGCCTATACACGTCAGAAATCTTGAAAAGTATCATCCCGGCTACAAAGACAGGACGTTGAGTTGGGGGAAGATCTTTATCAATATGGCTGAGGGGGACCCGGACACGGAAGGATTGTGCGAAATTGACTTCTCAAGGCTGGTTAAAATGATCCTCTTGGAGTTAAGGGCAAAAAAGCCTCTGCCTGTGGATAACTTTTTTTGGGTCAGAAAGGGTTTTGACCTTAAAAAACGCAGCATGTCATTGACGTTGCAAATGTTACACAACTTCGTTGATGTTGTACCCGACAATTCAAAAGAAGCGTCACCTAGAGAAGAGAAGAGAAGAGAAGAGAAGAGAAGAGAAGATGGCGTTCCGCCAACACTCACACAAATTATTGATTACTGCAAAGAACGCTGCAATAAAGTCGATCCGCAACGGTTTTTAGACTTTTATACTGCTCGTGGCTGGATGTTAAACAAGGTCAGGATGAAGGACTGGCGGGCCGCCGTAAGGACCTGGGAGAAAAATGAATATTCAAAGAAGATAGATTCCGAACCGGCCGCGTTTAAGAACTTTCTAAGTAAGATCGAGTCAGACTATTCTTCCGGGCTGTTGACCGTTGAGGAAAAGAATAAAAAAATAAAGGAGTGGAAGATATGAGCGAACTTCAATCGGCAGTTGAGCGGGGGATGCGAGAACTTCACAGGATATATTCTAATCCAAGAGCGTCAGTAAACGCTGAACATTTGGAGTGCATTTTAAAGCAAATGCTTCCGCCCGAGAGCAAGGCGGAGCCGGAGCCTCGCACGTCAGTTTGTGAACGGCACAATGAACGGTTCTGTCCGTCATGCGTAGAGCATGGGACGTGGACATTTAAGCCACAATCCGAGCTGGAGTGCGAACAACCGCCTGAGATTAAGATTGATTTGCCCGTCCCGAAGTGCCTTAAATGCCACGCTCAATCAGGACACTATGTTGGGTGTGAGGATGCAGACCCGAAGTATATCCCAAATGTTGGATTGAGAACACCAGACGACCCTGCGGCGGAGAAGCAACTAACCTGTAAGTATTGCGGTCATCCAGAACACGGCGGATATTGTGAGAATGTTAAGCCCGTCCCCTCCGACAAGATTTCGATATCGAGAAGCGTGGCGGAGGATTGGTTTCACAATATGGATACGAAGCACATTACTAAAGTTGATTATTGGAAAATGATGGTAGAAGTTTGCAAGGCACTCAAGGAGCAGGGATAAATAACCATGAAGATAAAGACTGGAGAATACAAAAAGCACAAAGACCCAAGGGGAGGTTATATGAATACAGACGACAGGCTGAAGGCGTTGGAAGACTCCGTAAAGGACATACAGAATCAAGTTAATAGGATTGTTATGAAGCCCACGGAGGCGAAGGATGGTTTAGATTACCTTAGAAAGGCTTATAACAAGCCCGTCCCCTCGCCGACGGTGACGATTGACCGGAAGGTGGCGGAGGAATGGGCGGAATGGTTCAAGCAACGAGCAATAAACAATCCATCCTCGTTGCCTTTAGGTGAAATCTATCCAGAAGAAACGGATATGTTCTATGCTATCCGCAAAGCCCTAAAGGAGTCTGACCGTGGATAACTTGAGGAAGAAGGCAGAAAGAGTAAGAGCAGAAATTGCCAAGGCTGTATTCGAGGACAAGGTATCGAGTCGAGACATCGACGAGGTTGAATTCAAGATAATTGAACGTGCCTTATCTGAAGCGAGGAACGAGTGGAAAGAAGAACGTGCGAAGCTCGTAGAAAGAATTCGCAAACTCAAGGAGCCGCAAAATGGATAAGGCCAACGATAAGGCGGGGAAGGTAATGACAAGATATGAGTTGGTGGAGGCTTACGCAAGAACAACCGCGGAAATTCAAATGTTGCCTATACGAATGGTTCACGCACAGATTTATGCGGGCATTAAGGCTTATCGTGAACTGCTGGAAAGCAGGATGTTCCGTCCGTCCAAGGAGGGAGTATGAATAGAGATGTAATGTTTGGGTTTATGTTGGGTTTTCTGGCGATGTGTGGAGTATGGATTGTTATGATAATTTTATTACGAACTCTTGACGCTTGTAAGTAAAAGTTTAATCCCCGCATCTAGCGGATAAACAAAGGAGAAAAAAGATGAAATTCAGAAAAAAGCCAGTTGTTATTGATGCTTGGAAGTGGACAGGGATTGCGTCAGACTTCTTAACGCAGGAATTACCGACAGGATGTTATCTCGGGGTTGAGTGTTCTTTAATCATCCCCACCCTTGAAGGACAGATGATGTGTAATGTCGGAGATTGGATTATTAAGGGCGTTAAGGGCGAGTTTTATCCGTGTAAGCCTGACATCTTTGAAGCAACGTATGATGCTGTAATTTAACTCGGTTGCCTAAACAAGGAGGGGAAGATGGATAATAAAGAATTAGTATGGGTAGAAAAAGAGTTTGCCGAAAAGTACAAAATGCTTGAAAATAAAAAAGAAATGCGGGAGCAACAGATTGCCGTTTTTGAAGACTACATGAAAAAGGTTCAAGAGCAAACAAGGAGTGAGTTCAGGGCTAATCTGGAGAGCCTTGACGAGGACGCCGCAATATTTTCGGGACTTATGCTCAAGGTCAAACAGTCTTTCGAGAAGGCAAAGAGCGAATACATGGACTCGTCTTATGCCCTGTGGGAAAAGTTTGAGAAAGAAACCCCGAACGCGAAAGATAAGACGCAGAAAATGGTTGCTGTTTTGACTCCGTTAAAACAGGAGCTTGAGCAAGTCAACGCGTTAC